TGATACGCTTGATAAATACTGATGTGTAGAATTATAAGTATATCCTGTTTTAACAAGCATAGCTTTAATAGTATCATTTATCATATTTATTTGTCCCATCAACAATGCTTCTTTAAATTTTGGATATAAAGTATTAGCCATAAAGATTTACCCCCTCTAAAAACAATTCTCTTTCTTCTTGTCTTCTTTTAATAAGTCCTGTTAGCTTTTTGCCTCCTGCATATATCCATCTTAAAAACTGTTCTGCACATTCATACCATTCTCCACTGTTTAGCTTTTTTCTTAATGTTGATGATTTGAAAGCATAAGCACCAACATTAAAGCTAAAGCTAACTAAGGCATCAAGCATATATGGATGTATATCAACTTTTATCATTGGTCTAATAAGCATTTCTGTTTTTATTAAATCTTGTAACAATAGTTGTTCTGCAAATTCTTTGCTCATTGGATACTGTAATATTTCTCCTTTCGTAATAACATGCCCGTAACCCACTGTTGGATATCCTGCTGGACAAAGGTATGGAACTGCCCTGAAACCTTCGTATTTCTTTACCAATTCTACACATTTTTTAGTCATTTTACCTTTCCAAAAGTCCGCATCATAGCACGAGACCCAAACCAAAAGGTAATAATAGCACTTACAAAATCGCTTTCATACTCTGTCCACACTTTTGGTATAGCTTCAAGAGTTCCGCCAGCTTGTTGCCACATTGCAAATTTTAATGCTAACCAAGCTCCTATAACAATATAAGTTATTGTTGGTCTAACTGTTTGATTATATACATTTGCAAATACTTGTAAAGCATCTAACCAAGTTTTTCCTGTTACTTTTATTTCTGTTATGGGAGCATATTGATATACTTGTTTATCTAGCTCTATTTGTGCCAATAACCTAGCTTCTTGCATTTTTATTTCAGACATTTCTTTTTGATATTTTAGTTGCATTTCAAACAACTCAAGTTCTTGTTTATGTTCTAATCTAGATTTAAATATTTTGATAATTTCTGGAATAAATGAACCTGCTAAACCTAATATTGCACCGAGTATCATTTTATTTTCCTTTCAAAAGTAATTCTTCTAATCTTGCGATTCTTTGTTCAATTATATCAAGTCTTTTGTTTAAAGCATCAACGCATGCTACAAAAGTATTATTATTAACTTTTTTATTTTCTCCTTTAATTCCAACAAGCAATAAATTGCCTACTACAAATACTATTATTCCTATAAAAATTCCAAGTAAAAACTGGTTTTCCATAAATTACCTCCTTTTAGTTTTTTTACATCTTTTGCTTTTTTATATTTTGTGCTCGTAGAGCAAATAACATAAAAAGTCAAACCAGTTCAATTTTTATGCTTCTTAATTCTTCTATTGTTTGTGAATTTTGTATAACTTGCTTCATTTGATTATTCCACTGTCTTATTGTTTCTCTTTGCTGAAGTTGTGTTACGTATTTTTGTTTAAGCTGTTCCACCTCATCTGTATATTCTTTTGCTTGTGCTTCCGCAATCTTCATGATTACATAATCAGTTGGTTCAAGCAGTCTTGCTACATAGTTTTTCAATTCTGTAAGTTTTTTTCTCTTTTCTTCTTCAAGTTTTTCTGCTTTCGTTTTTAACCTAATTTGTCCGTTATCAAGAATAACGTCATCAGGAGTTTCTACTTCAAGTTCAACATATTCAACATTTGAAGGCACGGATTCTGATAGCAATGCACAACAAAGAGTTTTCAAGTCTGGGTGAATAAAGGCATAGACTTTCATTATACTAACCTCCTGATTAGAATGTAGCCTGATGTTGATTGTGGAAATGTGATTGTTCCAAGCGAAGTCCAAGAGGTTGTTGTATCTCGCCATTCAGAAGAAAACACCCCTAAAGCAGGATACGCTTCAGAAACTCCATACACATCAACAAGTCCTTTCACATTCTTATATTGTGTAAAATTTGTTATAAAAAAAGTAGAATTTGTGAAAACACTACCACATCTAAAAAATGAGTAAGTAAAAATAGACGAACCAAAACCGCTTGTGATTCTATAAATCTCAACATGCACAAAAGCATTATTATAAGTTGTATTATTCGGATTTAGAAAAACACCATCATTTATGCCCCCTGATGTTCCACCAGCATTATTGCTAACCAAATGAACCTCATAATAAGTTCCACTCTGTGTCGCAATCCTCAACGGCACGCTTGTAGCGTTCGTAAAATTTATTATCGCCTCTTCTCCAACCTGCAACATATAATCACTCATTGCGTTGCTTAAATCAGCTCTTCTAAAGGTATAAACATTGCTTTTTACATAAGTTCCGCTTAAGTCTAAAATTCCATCTGCATTAAGAGGAACTATTGTATTAGCAGATGGTGTTTGGCTTGCATGAAAATTATCAACTTTATCAGAATTATCAGCAATACTTACTCTTGATTGCCATGCAAAACCATCCCATTGTTTAATCAATGGAGGAGACGTTGAAGTATCTAACCATAATTGACCCGCATAACTTGGTGTAGGAGCAGTAGAAGATACTGTCACTATATTTGCCAGCTGGCTAAAATTACTATCAAGATAGCTGGCAGGAGTAGCTTTACCTATGACTTCTCCTGCGCTATCTCTTGCATCCTGTAATCCAGAAGTATCTAAATTTTGAAAGTTATACGGTAAAGGTATAGGCATTTACATTACCTCTATCATGATAAAATCATAATTTACTGATGTATAACTTATAGCTTTAGTATTTTTTATCGTTGTCGTTGACATTGAATCCCCATAAAAATATGAATTTGAACATATTCTTACTTTTGCCATTGTTTATTTCTCCTTATATAGATGGTATTCCACCAGTTGGCATACCAGTTGGTGGTGTTGCTAATGGTTGCATTGCTAACATATTACCACCTAATACGCTACCTAATTGTCCTTGCAATTCTTTAATTTTGCTTTCAGGAACAACAGAAAATAAATTATCTATGGCTCTTGCTATTTTTTTTCCCTCTTCTGTTGTATATCCATAAATAGCAACTACCTGTTCTAAAGCTATTATAGCTCCAGCTACTATTGTTTCAGCTATTTCTTTAGAAGAACTTAGTTTAGCTGGTTGAGTTGCTTCTGTAACTGGTATAGCTTTATTAGGCTCGGCTTCTTTGTTTAATCCTGTTTCACCACCAGCTGGAGCTGATAAATTAGTATCAATACCTAATTGTTCTAAAACACTTGGCATATTATTACCTCCTTTTTATTTAAGGGACACTCCAGATGAGGCTGTTAGTTATTTAGACTTGCGTCCTTTTCTACCTTTCTTTCTTCCTTTTCCTCTTGCCATTATAAATCTCCTTTTAATTTTTTAAAATACTGCTCATCGGAGTGTCCCTTTTCTCCGTGTAAATCTTTTATACACTTTTAAGCTCCTTTTCATTGATCCTCTATTTGTTTTCCTGTTCTTTCTTGTCTTCATTTTGCATTTCTACCAAAGCTTTTTGTTGCATATATTTTTTTATTTTTTCTTTTCTTGGTATAGGTAACAAATCAATAACAACATCTGGAGGAATTATTTGAGACTCTGCAAGATTTAATATCATTTCTTGATACGCCAAAGATGTTATTGGGGAAGAAGTATGCGCAAATACATCAACTCTAAAAGGAATGTTTAACAATTCTTTATAATTTGTATCTGTATATACAATACAATTAGCAAGCATTGTCATTATTTCTTCTATAAATGCTTCTACTCTTAATGCCTTTTTCTTTAATACTGTTGATGCAAATTGGGCAAGTATGCTTGCATAAGAAGCGCTTCTTACATTTGGCATAGATTTACCACTAAGAACACCTATAATACCTGATTGTTCTCTAAATTCTTCGCTATAATGTTTAAGAGAATTAAAAACAATAGCAGGGTCTAATTTAGGCAAATAAAAATCAAATTTAGCAGTAGGGTCGTTTATTTCAATTACGCTACCAGCTTGTTTTAATTTAACTTGCATTTCTTGTGCTTCAATTCCACCAGAAATGCCATATACAACTAATGGCGGGGAAGAAAGTAAGTCTTCTATTTTGTTTAATCTATCTGTTTCATTCTTTATTGTGTTAAAAAGATATATCAAATAATGCATTTCAGACAATCCCCAAAAAAACCCTTCTATCGGAATCGGAGTAAAAGCTATAAATGGATGTTCTTTTGGAATAAATGGATTAACTGATTTATATACTTTATCCCCAACTATTTGAGCCATAAACCAATCTTTTCTATCATAATCCCAAAACCACATTTCATATACCTCTACATATTCACCAATTGCTTTTGGCACCAAAACATCATTATCTTTATCTGGTATAAACCCTACATTAAACTGTCCTGTTTGTTGATTTTGAGATATTACCAAATCAAGAAAAGTATCCTGCCTTACTGGCGGTGCTACTGTTGGCAAAAAATTAGCATCTGGATATTTTCTTTTGGCTACATGAACAGGTATTCTTGCTATATGACAGAATATCTGGTCTTTATTAAGACTTTTATTGTCTTCATAATATACGGCAAAATCAAATGGAGACACTCCCTTAAACACAATTTTATCACCATCAAGTATTGTCTTCACTATATAAGTCCCATAAACACACGACCAATACAACCATTCATAAATTTCTATATCTATTCCATCACGAATAAATTTTTCATTTAACAGTTTGTTTAAATTGTCTATCTTTTTTTGAATTTTATTATTTACTAATTCCTCTTTATCAGGGTCAATAATTATATCAAAAATAATATTATCTGGAAGATATATAAGAGAAACTATATCATCAATTGTCTTGCTTATAGAATTCTTTTTCTGATTATCAAACAATACACTTCTTAACTCTTTATACTTTTGTTGCCTTAATTCTATGTTATATAAACAACCATCTTTAAAATCTAAAATTTCTTTGTCATCATAAGGAAATATATTTAAATTCTCTATTACTTTTAAACTTTTTTTCATCTTTTCTTTATTCCACCAACTTGAACATCATTATAATTCTTTTCATTAACTTTAACATCTATAAATGACTCCTTTAATCGATTCTTATCTATTGCCTCTACCCCTTGACTTTCTACTGGTTTTGCTACTTTACTTAAATCAGAAGGTTTCTTGATTTCTATCTTGTTTAACATCTTTATACCCATATCATTTAATGCCTCTTCTACTTTTTTAGCATAAGCCCTTGCTTTCTCCATTACCTCATCATACTTTGGCTTATAACTACTACTACAAGTCCTTTCTAGCATTTCCTCAACAGCTTTTTCTTGTATCTTTTTTTTACCATAATCCTTAATTATATACACCAT